ATAAATAAGAAGATCGGTGAGTTGGTTGATGAGGCGGGGCTATATTTACCTGAGAAATTAAGACCTGTATATCGGACTGTGGTGGATGCTATGTCGAGTTCCAAGGATAAGGAGTTGGGTCATATCACGCAGCCGTTGGCCAACGCCCTGTACCCAGCGGACGAGCGACGGGACCGGCGTCTGGACGGGGAGCACCCCGTTGGTTATGTGGATGCCATAGACGGTATATGGCCTAGGGGGAAATATGGGCTATGGGGAGAGAAGATGGATAAGAAACAAGGGGGTGGATATGTGGCTTCAAGGGATAACACCTCCGTTGGATCTAGTGGCATAAATCTTAATACTGAATATGGCAAGAAGATAAACGATGGAGTTGACATTACCGAGATTATAGCTGGAGGTATCCCTATTATTGGGGATGTTATGGATGTGAGAGATTTTGTGGAGTCATCGAAGGCTGGGGATGGTTTAGGAATGACATTATCAGCTTTAGGGCTATTCCCGGTATTAGGTGATTTTTTTTCTTTCGCTAATAAAGTAAAGAAGATTCCTCTGCCAGAAGATAAACGTAAATTGTATGATTTTCTTGTAGATAATGATCTTGTAGATAAATATGTTCATGATGAACCTTTGGTTAAGGATTTTTTTAACAAGGATGTCCATGAGAGAATTTCAAGGAATTATAATGATCTTCCTGATTCTTATAAGGCGGCTGTGGATTTGATGATTGATAATAATGTTGATCTCCAAAATATAAATGATGTGTCTAACAAGCATATTAAGGATAAGATAGATTCTATGCTTGATGATAATGGGAAACGGTTGGAAGAAGCTTACAATCTAAGGGTATCAGCGGATTCTGATTTTGATGATTTTAGATATGAGGTATCCTCCGCTTTGGATAATAGTAATGCTAAAGGGTTTTATACTAGTAAATACAATAAGGTTGTTACTAGGAGTGATGAGAGTTTATCTAACCTATCTCATGAGTTTAGACATAAATATGATTCAAGTAATAATTATAATAAGATTTATTTATCCGAAAATGATAAGTCATTATTAAAAGACGCTTATAGGGCTAAACCAAACTCATCAAGTGATGAGATATCAGAGAAAATAGCTTTTAATACTCAAGCTAGATTTCGCTTGTGGAATAAATTTTATAATACATATGGAAGGACTCCATCTGTTGATGACCTTGATAAGTATATCGATAGCATGGATGAGATTGATGTGTATAACCTTGTGAGTGGTATAGGTAGCAATTATGCTGGTGATTATTCTAATAACATGCTTGGAGCTACTGGAGAGGTATTGAAAGAATCATCGGATAAAATAAAAAAAGCCATTAAAAACGTTCCTGCTATTTTGCCGGCGGCTATAGTTGGTAAGATGTTGATGGATGATGATAAGGAGAAGAAAGATAAGGGCGGGTCGGTAAGCACAGGTAGGGCTTATGGAGATGGTAAATATGTAATTGATCCTGATAGATCAGAGGATAATAAGATGGCTGTGTATGATGAGATATGGGATTATCTGACCGATAAGAAGGGAATACCACAAATACAAGCTATCGGTATCCTGTCGAACATCGCCGCCGAGTCCGGAGGGGACACCGAAGCCCTAGGAGCCGCCGGTGATTTTGGCATCCAACAATGGCTTGGACCGAGGAAGAAGGAGCTACAGCGCAGGTATGGGAAGAAACCGACATTGACACAGCAGTTGGATTATCTCGTGGATGAGTATCAAGGAAAGGTCCCGGGGTTAGGTTGGAATTACATCAATCAAGGAAAGTTTTTTGACAAGGACGCTCAAGGTAATGTATATAATTACTATATGTATTCTAAATCCGATTTCGATAACGCCGTCAACTACAAGGACGCTACCGTGGCATGGAATCAAGGATACGGTAGGCCTCTTGGATCGACCTTAAGAAATGAGAAGAGATTTGAGTTCGCTGATATGTTCGCTAATAGGTATGGTGTCCCGGAGAACGAGCCAATGAGATACGAGTTCGGACAGCGGGATTCGGGCACGGGGGACGGAGGTCAGCAGCCCGTACCTGAGACGGTAGCCCCTGCCGATCCTTCTTTGGCTTCTCGCCCATCTATGGATATTTGGTGGGAGAAGGAAGGCCAAGACCTGTTATATAAGATGCTAGCTCAATCTGGCGCTAACGAGAAAGCTATAGAGGACATCGCCAATAATATTAAGAATGATCCTCAATCGGAGGCGCAGATAGCGGAGGCCGAGCGTATGCGTAGGGAACAGGCAAAAAGGCAGCTGGTGCTTAATATGATACCGGGGTTAAGTCTTAACATAAAAGGTATGAGTAGAACTCGAAATTAATACTACATTTGTGAAATTATTAAATGTTTTAGATATGAAAAGATTGTTATTTTTATTTGCTATGTTATTGACGCCGTTCGCTTTGATGGCGCAAGAGGTAATCCCATCAGAAGGGGCTATCACTATTGATTTAACTACCTTCACCGGCATCATGGCTTTCGTCACGATGTCAGCTACGCAGTTAGCCAAGGTTGTGCCGTATATTGACACCCATAAGTGGGCTAAAGTCCTATCCGCCGTAGTCATAGGTATGCTGGTTTGTATATTAGCGTGGTTTCTAAAGGTGTCTCCATTGCTTATAGGGAGTGAATGGTGGGAGGCTCTATTATATGGAGTGGCTGTAGGTCTCAGTTCTGCCGGTTTCTATGATTTGGTTAAGGCTATAGGATCATTATTCATAAAAAGAATTTAATTCTGTACATAATAATAGCATTTGCTGAGAGACTCATCGTTGTGAAATGATGAGTCTCTGTTTTTTTAAATTATCTTTGTGTCAGAACGAAATTAATTAGACATGAGCAAATACGTAATCAAGAGGAAGATACCTAAATATCAAGAGGCCGGGGAAGTCGGGTCGTATATGCTTGGTAATATGGACGGTATACAAGGGTTAGGTATAGAACCTTTGGTGAATACCAACCAAGGATTACCCGCGCCGGTCAATCCGCTAGGGATATATTCTTTGGATACTCCAGATCAGTTGAGGACTAAATATGCTAATGCTTTTGATCAGGATAATGTGTTTCCGGCTAGCTTCAAGGGTAGTTTGCAACGTATAGCTGAGAATTATCAGGACAATGGTATTACGCTTAATAACATAACTGTTAACGATGTTGATAAGTCTAAGACCGGTTCAGGCGAGACGGATGTTTTTGATTTTACTACCATCCCTTACTATGGCGCTGATGATATAGGGTCTAGATTCACTCAGATGGGTCGTGGTATAGGGCGTATGAGAAGCGAGGGATATGGAGATTTATCCACCGGGGCTAAAACAGCTAATACGATAACCACCATAGCCTCAGGAATTAGTGGTATCATGGGGTTGGCTCGTAACGTGGTTTCCGGGATAGCGTCAGAGAAAGGTACTCGTACCAATATAAGGTTGGCTCAGGAACGTGAGGCTAGGCAAAGAAGACAATCCCAGATGCAGTATAAGGATGGTGGGGGTGTTTATCTAGGACCTAATAATAGGTTCGATAGCGGAAGCCTTACCGGTGAGTACCTATATCCGTTACCTAAGTCGATGGAAGATCAAGCCAACGTGGAGGTCGAGAAGGGCGAGTACGTGGAGCAGCCCGGAGAGGCGCCGATGGAGGCCATGGGGCAGAAGCATGCCGATGGGGGAACGCCTGTTTCTTTGGAGCAGGGTACGGAGGTTATTACCGATGACACCATCATAGAGCCGGACTTCGCTAAATACATTAGGGATACGTATGGTATTAAGGCTACACCAAAGGATACGTACGCTACGTTAATGGATAGATATAAGGTTAAGATCGGTCTTAAATCAGCTTACGATGATCAGAAAAAGGCGCTGGAGAAGCTGAAGAAGAACGATAAGATAGATGACGAGAATACGAGGCGTTTAAACGCCTCCGTATTATCTAAGGCTATAAATGATAGCAACGATACCGTTAATGGATTAGAGGGAAGATTTACGGACTTCGCTAATGTCATATACAAAGAGCAGGAAGACCGGAAGATGAAGAAGGATGAGGATACGTATTTCGCTAAGGGTGGTGAGATAGATAACATCATATCCAGATCTATGAAAGAATACGGTCTTACGGAGGAGGATATAGCTGAGGCTAAGAAAGAGCTGCTTAAGAAAGTGGCTGGTATTCGCCAGAAGATGGAGATAGGAGGCACGTCTTTGTTCGGTCGTAAATTAACTTTCCGCCCGATCGAGAATAGGTTCAACAATGATCCTAACTATTTCGGTTATCAACGCCAAGGAACTGATGGCTCTTATGGAGGTATTAATACGGATGAGAGGTTGAATTATTATAAGACATTCAATCCGGTCGCTTACGATGCTTATATGGGAGCTTCAGAGGGCGCTAGGGCTAGGGCATTGCAAGACGCTATCTACGGTCAGACAAGTAGCTGGATGGGCTTGGCTACGGCTGAGAACCCGATCATCGCCAACGCCGAGGCGCTTCGGGATTACACGACGCTCGTTTCCTTTGGCGGTGAGGATAGTCAAGGTAAT